ATATTTGAATACTCATTTACCGTATCTAAGAAGTCACCAGCACTATCAAGGCCTTTGGTAAATCCTGCTGCGATGAAATCCATTGTGTCTTTCGCAGAGATACCAAATTCATTCATCAATGCACCAGTAGCACCAGTTAACCTTTCTGTATCAGCTTCAAAAACATCCGATAATACAGTGGTGCTACTTGTCAGATAAGACAAATCAGATTTACTAAGACCTTTAATATTCTTTTGTAGAGATATTAGATTATTAGTAACCCCTTCAACATCACCAAATCCTTCTGTCCAAACGTCACTCACAATATTACGCATTTGATGAGCTTCGTCATTAGTAAGATTTAAGCTAGTTTTTATTTTATTTTGACTTGCATTTATACTGTTAAAAAGGGTTACAATATCATTTCCTACAGTCCAAATATTCCCAAAATTCCCGACGATACTAGCAATACCACTAGCAACCCCTTTAAATGCACCTTTAAGTTTATTTCCTACATTACCAGCAAAACCTTTAAATGCACTAGAAAGTTTAGTTACAGATTTTGTACTTTTATCAGCTGATTTCGCAAGATCTTCGATACCTTCATTGTTGATATCTTTATTATTATCAGCAACAGTCTTTATTTCATCGACTAAATCTTCATAACTTGATGTAATATCGTCGATCTCTTTAGAGGCTTTATCTGTAGCTGTCAAGCGAATATCAATATTCGTTTTATGTGTTTTTGCCATAACTATTTAATCTCTGTGCAACTCTTTCGGCTTCTGTTTCAGTTAAAACTCTATCTTCACGTGATGCACCACATTTTCGCATTGGGGTACCGGTAATAGCTGAAAGAATAGCGGCTAGTTGATTATTCGTATTAAATATTAAAGGTTCTTCAGTAAAAAATTCACTCCACTGATATAACAAAGCGCCTTCTATCTCATCTTCTAACTCATATGGGTCGATATATCCAAAGAGTAATGCCAAGCGAAATAAAAGGCGCCAATACTGATTGTCAGCTTTAGTTGTCAGCTTTTTTTTTCATATTCGATTGTTCGGAAATTTTGCTAACCACTTCTGCAATAAAATCAAGATCAAGGTCTGCGTTTTCAACATCTTCAGGACTGTTATAAATATTGTTTCCTTCCTTATCTACTACACATCCTGCAAACACAATCAATAGTTTATCAATACTATCTTCTGTATTGTTAAATTGTCGCATCGTTTTAGCTGACATTGGGCGCAAAGTTAGGTCGATACCTTGTACTTTTGCGTTAAATTTTTTTGCTTTAATCATATGTATTCTCCGTAATTATTAATTGTGAATTGTTGTTGGTGCACCGGTTAGCTTAAGCGTGAAAGTAAGCGTAATTACCTCATCACGTTCAATTTCTTCCCCAATATCAATCACAAAACCTTGGCATTCCCAACGTACGGTACCATCATCACGGCACCAACGCCAAAAATGCGAATTTTGGTATGTATGTGTCGTAGTTGCATCAGTGGACAATTTAGCGTGTACCGCATCATCAGGATCATACATAACCGTAAACTCCACATCCTCAATCGCATTAAGAGAAGATGGGATAAATTCCACATACCCGCTATGTTCAGTATGTGTAACATCGATAGCCTCACGCGTTGATCGCGGTAGCGTGACCTCACGGATCAAGGCAACCTTTTCGTAAGTATCACTTGATCCTGCTGTTGTTGAACGTTCCAAATATCCTGCATATCCATTTGATGGTGTTGCCATAATTACCTCTTATTGTACGTAGAATGCAGATAATTTAATATCATCTGCTGCATTACCAGCCACTTCAAAAAATAGTTTTCCTGAGTTATCAAAACCTACTTGCGGTACTATCCAACGTACCATTTCCCCACTCCCCAAATTTTTAACATAATCGCCTGTTCGATTACCCAAAGCCGGTGATGCAACAGAAGAAATTGTCACCTCGCCTGCTTCTGTTAGGGAAGAGTTCCAAAAAATCAAATCTACCGGCCCCTTAAAAGTAATAGAGTACCCATCACCATCATCATTCAAATCAACCCAATTCACCATAGTACCGTCACTATTATAATAGCTCGGCTTTGGTTGTGGTGTTACTTCTGTACGTGCCATATTTTCACCTCAATAAAATAGGAATATCCATAGTAAATCCATAGTATAGGGTACCGTGATCAATAATAAGAAGTCCACTATCCTCTATATTGTCCATATGTACCATACTACCATCTCCAAAAATCTGATGCTTATATAGTAAATCGATTATACCTTCAATGATCTCATCAACAAATTCCTCATTAATATGTGCTAAATCATTGGGAAGTGGATCGACAAGACATTCTAATCGGAATGTACGTAATTGCCTATACGTTTGTGTGCTATCGTGTGACCATAATCCTTGCTGAGTTTGTATATAACAAAGAGGTAAATCAGCACGCTCAACTTTCTTACGTAATTTAGGTACCGCCACAATATGAGGTGCTGAACCTACTAATTCGCGTAAAAATTCTTTCGCCGATGGTATTAAATTCATTTAGCCTAGACCTTCTTACGATATGCTTCAATAAGTGCTATCGCTTTTGATGGGTAGCTAACAAGTTGTTCTGATGAGGTATCTGTGGAATAGATTTTATCGTCAGGTTGCATATCCTTTAGTTGGTATAGGTATGCTGACCAAATTAATGCAGCTTGTTTAATATCATCAGGAATACTAGTACTATATCCAAACAAACCCGTTATCGCAATGTTCTCATATTCATCGACCTCATCGCTTATCGTATCAAAACGATAACCACTTGCTTTTGATAGTACCAATTGATCATATGGGGGATTTCCATAATATTTAATAGCTGATGTCACATCAGTACCTGCTACCATAACCTGTGTTGGTGCAGATGCCAATTCTTTTCGATCAATGAATAGATATAGTACCCGACCATTAGGGGATATATTATCACAGGTACTTCTTACATATTCTGTTGTTTCAGTATCAACACCAAAGCAACGTCCGGTAACAGTAGTGATTTGTTGTGTCGCGGCATTTAAAGAAGCGGTCAACAGATCATCTTCGCTATCTGACGATATGCTTAGGTATTTTTTCAATTCAGCAAGTGTACAGTAACTCATAGTCGCTCCTAAAATCACACATAGCCATTTTAAGCCACAAAGATATAAAATCCGACCATTGATATAGGTTGGAAATTTTCGTCTCTTAGAATGGCTATGTGAGTTACAATCCTAAGTATTCATTCAATAGATCAAATATCGTGCCGTCGTGCAGCATCTCATCCCATACATCCAAATCTGTTTTCCATCCTCTCTTTTTATGTATTCCTGCTTGCAAAGCTTTAGAATGAACAAATGCAGAATATCCTGCTTTATTACGGAGAATAGCTGAACTGCCAGAGCGTAGGATATCCCATTTCCTTCCTAATTGTTCGCTATTAAACCGCTTACGTGCTTGACCTTCTACTGTAGTATAAACCGAACCGAGACCTCTTTGGTAATGTGTTTTACCCCTTTTTGATTTATTAGCTGATGTTGAAGGCGGGTATTCGGATATACGCGCTTGCATTTCAGAACTTATTTCCAAAAGAAAAGGCGTCAGCTTACCTAATTTATTTAGTTGTTTTAGCTTTTTTAAGAAATCAGACGAATTGAATTCAGTATTAAGTTCTATCATACCTTGACTTACGCCTCAACACTATATGACAACGGCACAAAGGATGAGCAGGACTACCGTCAGGAAACTTATCATTCCAATACATTTCTGGTTTTTTGTGTAATGGCCCACAAATTGGGCATACAAGCTCATCTCTATTTGTCATCCAAACCCGTACCATCTCTACTTGATATCGTTGTTTGTAGTGCTCTTGTAACCCTTGCATTGCTTTCGCATTAGCTCGTGTTGTTTCTGTAACCGCAATCGCAAGAGCACGTTGTTTTCCAAAAGCAGGACTTAATTGTTCAATTACTTTGCCTAGTGTGACGCCTTCATTTGCCATTGAATATGACAGCACATTTTGAACTAATTTTTCAGTGGTATTCGTTAAACCAACAATCAAATCGTACCCATACTCTTTAGCCCAACCTGAAGCCGCGGTAGCAATATCAGAAGGCTTTACCGGTATTGCGTCACCTTCTGAATTACTGAATTGAATAGTATTTTGGATATAGAGATTTTCTAATTCAGGAATTATCACTTTCCTGAGTTCTTCAGGTAACTTAGATAAATCATAGTTACCATCATTTACAATACTTTGTGCTGTTCTTGACAAATATGGGGTAAGTTTTTCAAGTAAATTCGCATAAAGTACCCGTTCCCAAGCGGTTAAGTCAGAAGGCTCGATCTTTATTTGATCAATTATTATATGAGACATATTCTTCCCATAAAGAGGCGTAATCCTTACGCCATTGCTTTATCATCTTTTCCTCTTCTGCATTTTCTACATTTGAAAAATTCTGATTTTGACCAAATTGCCCAGATTGACCAAATTGCCCAGATTGACCAAATTGCCCAGATTGACCATACGCCATAGAGTTATCGGATACGACCTCATCCCCATCTTTTACAGGTTCATACCCAAGCAATTCACGGCACTCATTTATCGATAATACTTTATCTTGTGTCAATTGTGATATCACCATAGCTTGTTGTAATTGTGCATATTGAAAACTCTCTAACAGATTAGGTTGAAATTCAATACGCAAATTTATTTTAGCAAGCCAAGCGTTTAGTTTGGGCTTGATTAAGATGTTGGCCTCAGGAACGATGGTCTTATCATAGAAATGGTGCTCATCTTCGCGCGCATTCGCATAGTTAGCTGTTTCTGACCATAACAATGCTGATGGTATGCCAAATGCGGTAGCGATGTCTTTATTAGTAAGATCCATTAATTCACTAGATGCTAAATCTTTTGGTACAGCACCTACGGTATGACTTTCAATATTACCTCTCAAAACATCAACACGCCACGCATTTTTTAGACCTACCATCAAGCGCTTGATACGGTTTAAAAATGAATTCAAATCTTTATCTGTTACCGTAGAAGGCATACCGCTTGGACTATCTCCAAACGTAAAAATGGTAGGCATTAAAGCACCATTCTCAAAAAACTTTTCAGTAAAAATATTTAAATTGTGTTGTGTACCTGCAGCACGTAATACCGTTTGTAATGGACTTATGCCAGGATAATTTTCATAGCGCGGGTTATAATACCAAATCCATTCAATATCTTTTAAGGTGATGTTGCGTACTTGATTATTTTCATATCTGATGAAATGGGTCAATTCCCCTTTGCCATTATATTGTGGGAATACAGAAGAGGGTAACATACTACGTACCAATGTTCCTGAAACCCCACCTAATATACCACGATAATATCCTAAATAAGCAGCACCATAAATCGCAAGGCTACTACCTATTTGATACAATAATGGCTTAATAAAGTCTGCTACCTGATCATATTCTGTACCACTTAGTTCTTCCTCAGATCCTAAAGGAAAAAGAGCAAATGGTAGATTTGCCAATCCATTCGCGCGAATATCAACAGCTCGTCTAACCGTCGCTACTTTTTCATAAGAACCAGGTAAATCAAGGCTTTCTTCGTTATCAAAACTATCTTGAAATGCTTGTAAGCTAGTTAAGGATTTAATTGTCACTATGTACCTCCCTTGCTTCCTTATCTGCTGCAAAAAAAGCAAAAGCAAGGCTCATTACACAATCATCTAATCCGCCTTGATTTGCACCATACTTTAAACCACCTGCCGGTAATGTAGAGACTTCAAAAGCCCGTAATTCACTGACCAATTCAGTATGATTTGGAATTCGTATCTGCTCATATTCAAATGCCATCGCTAAATTTTCAATTATGAATTTCTTAGATTGATAGGATGTTTTAAAGGCTCGGATTGGTAACCCCATATCCCTAAGGTCTTCAATCATCGGATGCCCAAAGTTATTTAGTTCAACAATGATAAGATCTGGATCATATCGATCTGCTAGTGCCTTTATGCGTTGCTCTTGTAACTTAAACCCAATGCCAGTGAACCGATCTAGCTCTACTACCGTGTTGGTAGAAAGATCTAATACTGTAATAACTGTAAAATCGTGAGTACGTCCAATATCAACACCAAACGCATATGTTGAATGTACGGTAGAAGTATATGGTTCTGTGTAAATACAGGCCTCCACATTCCGAAATACCATACCGCCATCTAAAATAGGTTCAGCATCAATTTCTTGCCGACCTATCATCTCTGGCAACGATTGACGTAAAGCAATCACCTCATCTTCAGGAATGTGTGGATTAGAATTGGTAGGCATCTGCCAACTAGCCCACTCATCATAGCGTTCATCTTGACCACGTAAATACAGATCCCAAAAATAGTTCCTACCTTTAGGGGTACTAAGAAACCACGCTCCACCACGCGTATCTGCCAAAGTAGGACGTAAAATAGCATTCCAACTTTCTTCTAAATCACCAATCATAGCAGCTTCGTCTATGATGACAATATCATACTTCCGACCTCTTAAGGCATTTGCATTGTCCAATGACCACATATCCAAAGATCCATTCGTTTTAATGGTCAAATAATGCTGTTGTTGATTTACCTTACTAATAACCTGATTGAGAGTAGACAAAAACCCTCTCCATATCTCATCAAGCATTTTATACGTTGGCGATGCCCAACATACCCGTTTTCCCAATAACAGACCTCTGACTACCCGATCCATTCCCAAGGTAGTTTTTCCCCAACGTCGACCACAAGATAAAACATTAAATCGCTGTTGATTATCTAAAACTAACTGTTGGTTAGGATGCAAGCGAGGTAGTTCTATTTTCATATAGGCCTCGTATAAGATGGCTATACATAGCTCACTTCAATAGTGTGACTATGTGACTGTACCTCATCATACAAACCCTGTATTTTGGCCTCATCTTTCAAAATTTCTAAAGCAAGTTTATTATCACCACTTTCAATCGCTTCCTTACGTAAACGTCTTCGGATTGCCAACGCTTCTGCTAAAGAAGCCTCACGATCTTTTGATAGATCTTCTAATATAATTGCCCTTGCTTGTTTTATGTTCTTATCTACCGTCCATTCAGAAACATCATATGATTGTGTAATAAACGCCTTGATTTCTGATGGTCTAAAGCCATTCAAAAACATCTGAACTATTTCGTTTACCCGAACGGCTACTGCCAAATCAAAACTAGGCGTTTCTTGGTATCTATTATTTTCTAAAAGCTCTTCCTCATAAATACTTTCAATGGTTTTCTTTTGGCTCATAATCTTCTCTTTCTGTATTATTGGCTTTATTTGGTTGTCTTATAGGCGTAGTATTTGTTAGGTTACTAAACCTATCACATAGTATACTTATCAACATCTCTATACTACTTAGGCTCGATTTGATCTCATCACTTGTCTTTTTATCTTCTTCAAATTTATACCCAACATTTTTAATATGAGAACTCAATGTATCGATTTTTCGTAACAATGAAAAACCTATTAGTAAAATAACCAATGAGAGTATGCCCAAACTTCCGGTTTCTTGGATCAAATGTATTAAATCTTCAATGTTAGTTAAGCCATCCATTTATTTCCCTTTCTAATCAGTAAAACTTCAAAACTTTTTTTTGAGGGGTAAGGTACCGGTTTTATATCTTTGTGGCTTAGAATGGCTATAAGCAGCCTCTCTGTGAAAATAGAACATATCTGTTTTTGTACCTTAACCCACATAAGCTTATGATGTTATATTGCTATTAGTATATATTATAATTACGTAGTTTATCTCTTTTTCATAGTACTATCTTAGATCTATAAAGCCAATAAATAAGATATATATATTGCTATTATAGGTAAGCATTCTTACTAGGTATAAAGCATATTTTGAATTCTTAAAGCCAACAGTCTAAATATGTTTAGTTACTGTTGGTAATTTAGGTTATCCTATATTTGTAAGATTTGATAAGCTATAAAAATAAAGCAAAAAAATATCTTATAAATATTTATAGGATATTAGAAATACAAAATAATAATTATATAATCTAATTATGGCCTGAATAATAAGGCATAAGAACCGCTTGCTTCGCTGCTACGCTTTTAGGGCTTACAGCTACGC